CCCCCTTGTTGCATAATCCAGGAAGTAAGATCTATAGGCTGATTTATTAAAGTTCTGTTAAATAACTTACTTGAAGCAGCAATATTATAACTATATCCATCTTCCAACTTCTTAATCTGAGAGTCTTTAAGCTCATCGTGATATTCATCAATAATCTGTCCTACAGGTACATATGATAACTCTATAATTAAATCAGAGTCTTCTATACGATAAGAATTTCCACCTCTTATAGTAAATAAATTTAAAGGATTTATTTTTCTTAGAATAGGTTCTCCTCCTGCTATATCAGTAGCAATTATTTCTTCTCCTTGTACCAGTAAGTCTTCAAAGCATTTACTAAAGACTTCCTTCATATTCTGAGAAATGTACCCATAATGAATTATCTGAGAAGCCATAAGCTCTCTTCTGTCCCTGTAGTTAAACTTCATCCACTTAGCCTGAGCCTGTACAGCAGCAGCTACTTCTTCTTCTGAGTATTTTGAGGCAACTATTCTATCTAAAATAGACTTATTAATTAAAGCACTTATTTCTTCCAACTTGGAGTTAACCAAATCAGGATTAGACATTACTATAAGAGGATTAAATTTAGCTTCTCTTTCCTCACCTAGTAATACAGCCATATAAGAATTTAATAATGGATAATTCTTATAATTGTTATTAAACTTAGCCTCAATATTATAAGGATTTATTACGGCTGAGATCTCTTTAGGATCTACTATATTATTAATAAGATTGACATTACTTAGTTTTTCTGCTAAGGTAGCCCTAATCCCATTATCAGTATCATATCCTACAATAGTATCGGCAGCATCAGCACATTCTTTATAATAAGATTCTGTCTTTTGTGCTCTGCTTCTCTTTTGAAATGGGAACGACATTTTCCCTGTATTGCTAAAACTAGTTGCCATATATAATTTTTTTGCAAATTTAAAAATTAAATCTATTACTTTTCAATATTTTTATTTGTGGTATAGCGTAAACTCGATATTGACTTTGCCGGATTGATTATCTTAGTGGGATTTTTAAGAGAAAACTTACTAAACCAAGGATCATCTATTATAGTTTTAATCTTCTCTGAGTATTTATGTTGTTCATATTTCTCACGATCAGCTCTTAAAATCATTAACATTCCCATAGCAGATACACGGTCAAAGTTATCATCAGTATTCCAGGCAATTAATTCTCTTATATATCCTAAAGATCTCACTCTATGTAGATTAAGTATAGAAGGTTTCTCTACTATTTTCCCCAGGTCGTCTACTTCAGGTTCTTCAAAAGGATCATAAGCGGTCGATATTAACCAATCTGCTTGTAGTTTACGCCCCCAGGCATTAATCATTTTATTAGCATTAGTACCTTTTGCACGATTTCCAAAAGCTACTCCTTTGGCATAATCCATATCCCGGAGTACTTGAGGAGTATCACATAAATATTGAAGATTTCTTGTGGTATCAAAATATTGAAATAGTCCTTTTAAGTTGTTTTCATAGTTAGCAATAGCATTATAAAACTTTAATAGTTTCAAACAATTTTCATAGAACTCAGAGGCTAGCTTAGGTCTTCCAGTATACTCTGCTACTATTCTGTCTGTCCAGGTATCAAAGATAAAAATTGAACCCAATGAATTAGTATAATTACCTTCATCAGAATCTATAGGGTCTATACCTGCTATATAACGCCAAATAGGAATATTACCGTCTGTAAGTCTTCTGGGCATCTCAAAGATTTCTATACAACCATTTCTATCTAACTCATCTTTAAGGGGATAGTTTCTTAGTGGTGGATGAAGTTCTTGTTTATCCCAACTGATGCTACCACTTACAGTTGTTTTAAGATGTCCTACATAATGAGCACCTAAAAACTTTGGAGCATCCGGTAATATATTTGCAAGATGATCTTTAAGATCTGATACAGGAAAGATGCTACCTTCCCTTCTCATAATAGCTTCCTGAGGAACTACACACATTTCAGCTTTATGCTGAACTAGTGTATTGGCATCAGTAGAATTATATTTAATATATACTCTCCTTGATACAATTTCAAGTAATGCCCCAAGTACATCTGAATTACCATTATGATCATATTTACCTAACCTATTTAAGTAAGCAGGAAAGAAGAAAGCACAAGTAGAAGTTCCATTTGTATTTTTATCGTATACGTTAGGAAGCTCCAAGATGTTATAACCTCCAGGATTATAATACATTTCTTCTGCTCCTTTAAAATCAGCTCCCTCAGTACCTCCAGTACCCCCACCAACCATAGTTCCAAAAGCATAATTACCTTCCTCTACAGACTCCCTTGCCACCATCCAAGCTTTAAGCAAGTTAGGATGTTTTCCCCATTCATCCCAATATATCTTCGGGCCTCTTTTACCCCTAGCCTTATCGGGATCTCCCTGAGTAGTAACACCAATTACTGAGTTATTAGTTCCTTTGGATAAACCATTGGAATCAGAATATCCCATTTCCCAGACCATACTATTCATGGAATCTTTAGATCTCAACCTGGGCCAGGGAGTTGAACTTGCACACCAATCTACATTATCCTCAAATTTATTAAGGATACCGTCTTTTATAAGATATTCTTTTTCAGAGGCTATAGCAAAAGCTTTTACAAACTCTGTATTTGTAGAAGTATCTCCTAATACTAATAACCTACAGAGATCTGATCCTGCCTTATATGAAAATCCCATACCTCTCTTTTTTAAGAGACCGGCATGTTTTCCAACATTTATTGCCTGATTGATGTAATGGAAATAGAGATAATCTCCATCATATACATCTGGGAAATCTCTTTTTCTCTCTGCTCTCTTAGATCCTTCCTTAGTAACACTTCTCAGGATTGGAGAGTAATTTAAATAAAAATAGTGAGGGCCTGTAATCCACTCACCATCAAGTTCTCTTACATAACCATCACGACATCGCCTGGCTTCTTCCTTCCAGAACTTTGAATATTCTGAATTAGGAGCAGAATTAGGATATAAATTTGTATATTTTTTAAATCTCTGATAATGTAAAGCAGCGGATCTAAAATAATCCATATCCTCCAAGATATGAGGATTAATAATGTCAACTTTTACTCTTCCTAAATCGTCTTTCTCCAAGTCTTTTGTATACTTTCTATCCGAAGAAATAAGATTTTTAATAAAAGCAACAGTATCTATAAATTCAATTATCTCACTGGCTACTTCTCTGTCTAATTTATTAAAATCTAATACAGACTGACATACATTATATTCCATCCTCAAAAGTAGCTTTAGTCTTGCTACCTACTTTATCCTTTTTAGACTCTACTTCTTTCTTAACCATATTTTCTAGGTTGGTAAGATTCTGTAAGATACCTGCACTCCTCTCTATTACCCTAGCTAACTTATCTATATCATAAATAGGTTTTCCTTTGTCGTCAAGAGCCAGAAAGTCCACTTCTCTGAAATAATTTCTCATCTTATCCAAGACTACTTTAGAATCCCTTAATAATAATAAGGGCATTATTTCTTCACTCCTTTTACGATAGAACTCTCTGGCATTCTTAACAACAACATCTTCCTTCCAGGATTTAGGAAGGCTAAGCACACTGATAATCTCTGCTTGTCTTTGTTCCTCATCTACTACATCTGAGAAATCAGACTTAAAATCTTCCATGAAATATATATATCCTAATTCAGCTAAAGCTGTTTCCTTCTGTTTAGTTTTATCTCTGTCCCAGACAGATTTAAAAGGAACTAAAACATAAGCTTCTTCTGAGATAGTAAGTTTATTATCTATTAAATCAAACAGTCTCATCTTTTTTCTTTGCTTTCTTTTTTAAAAGTCTCTTCTTGTTCCAGACAGGACAGTAAAATAATAAAAAATAAGGTATCCTTAAAGAAGGATAGTTCTGCTTTTCAGCATCACATCTATACTTCATTATTATAGTCTGTAAATCAAAAGGAGCTTCAAAAACTTTTTCAACATCAGAAATTTTAAGATTCATTTCCTTTGCTATACTATTAATCAAACTCTTGATTTCCTTCTGCATCATCTTCTTCCAAGCTTTTTAAATATTCTTCTTCTTCTGCAATCTCTCTAAGACAAACAGCACAAATAGGCACTTCATCACCAAAGTTATTCTTTATTTTATAAATCCTTTTGCTCTGTTGGGGTCGATCAAGAGATTCGCATCGAACACAAACTTTTTTACTTGCCATTACTAACTAAAATATTTTTCCTATTCTTAAGAACAGAATGTCTTTCCCTTGACAATGCACCACATTCTACACATCTGATATTACGATACTTACCAGTAGGTGTAAAATAATAAAACCCCGCAAAGACAAGATGATTACTGCCACAATGAGGACAGACAGGTTCTTCTGAATCTACATATAAATTATAATTAGGATGTCCCTTAATATAAGGACGCATAATTAAATATAATTCTTCTAATACCTTAACATCCTGTTTATTATAAAATTCCATATATTGTAAAGCCTCAACATTTCCTGCAAGACAGGATGACCAGAGTCTAAAATCGGTGTCAGATTTACCTTCTATCCCAAAAGTCCTTGCCAATCCTTCCAACTTATTGCTGGAAAAACCAAATTCTTTTTTAGCTACCTTCTTAGTATCTATCTGCTGATAAAAAGTAGTAGGAGGTAATCCATGAACAAGAAATCTTGCTTTTATTCTAGGTATATCAAACTTTTCTCCATTATGAGCTATTACAATATCTGCTTCATTAAGCACTTTCCAAAGATTAGCTATTATCCTTGAATCATCTTCTGCTAATACTTCTTCTGGAGTTAATTTGTTAGAGAATACTTCTTCATCTAATAGCCACTTAGCTGCCCAAGTAATTATAAACCAATCAGATATAATCTGATCTAAATAAACATTCTGTTTCCAGAGATTCCAGACGAAAGCTTTTATAGGAGCAGTTTCAATATCTAATATCAAGATTCGGGGCAAAGAGCTCTCTATCTTCTTATTTTCAGGAACATCCTCACAATATTGTTCCATTCTGACAATACGCTTTGCTTCCCTTATAAGTTCAGGAGTAGTTTTTAACCAATCTGCGAGCTTATTAGCTCCCATCTCCATCATATAAGGTTTCTCGTGAATCTTGCTGATTATTCTGGATAGTTCTATCATTTGTATAAATTTTAATTTTAACTGTACAGGGATCTGTTCTTTTTAAGGAGTAAGATACTTCTACTTCGGGAATATAAAGACATAATCTACAAACAGTTTCAAAACTTTTCTGTAGTTTATAAATATCCTCTTCTGTAATCGTAACTTCACCTATATAAAAACTACTCATCCTCTTCAAACACGAAAGTTAGTTCATTAGTCTTTCCTAATACATATTTAGGAATTAATGAATTATCTTCTATTATTTTATTTTGTTTTAAACAACTTATAAGATTATATATTCCTGTAATTTTAAGACCCATTTTATCTGCTATTTTCTGTTTAGTATCATAAGTAAAAATAAGTTTATTTCTTTCTTTGAAAGGTATATTCTTATACTTATGATTAACAGATAATAAATGAGAATAGAATTCTATTTCTTTAGGACTTAACTTATTGAAAGGAGGGATATTACTTATTATTGACAAAAACTTGATAAAATAATCATCATCATTAACTTTTATTTTTATTTTCATGTGCTTTAAGTATATTTTTGCTAAGAGTCCAAAATAAAGAAAGTTGTTTATCATCCAATTTAGAAAGGAGTTCCCCATCATTTAAGGCTGATTCAACAACTTCAATAAAGTATACATTATCATTAATATATACCTTCTTTACACATTTACCAAGTTCATTATAAACAAGTTCCCCTGCTCGTACGTGATTTTCGTCCAACTCTATAAGAGGCATACTGTTCCTTCTGTAATACTTCATTTTACTGTGTTTTGGCAAAGATAATAACTAAAAACGAGATTTCCAAATATTTTGGCAAAAATCTTAAAATGAAAAAAGTCTCCTAAGAGACTTCAATCATAATTTTCTTGTTTTCTACCGGTAGTTCCTTCTTTGGAATTGTAATCTTCAGAATGCCACTTTTATAAACTACCTTAGTATCACTAAGACTATACTCAAACAACCTTTGTTTATTCCCTATAGAATAGGTAGTATCCTTATTATCTTCTCTTTTAATAGTTAAATACAGGGTATCGTCCTCAACATATACAAGAAAGTCTTCTTTCTCATACCCAGGCAACACAAAGGTAATTTCAATAGCATTATCTTTCTCTACAACTTCTTTCCAGACTGACATTTTATAGTCATAATAGTCCGGAAATAATGATTCAAATAAATAATTGTTAAATCTCATGTTATTAATAATTTAAGTTAAAATCCTATTTTATCTTTCTTACTATTAGTTACACCTGAAGAATGATCTATAAGCTTAAGAATGTCTGATATTTTAATACCTAAAAACCAAGATTCTTCTCTAACATATTGATTAGCAATATCCTTATCAAAATCTGTCCAATATAACCCTTGTGTTAATTTCTGTTTTTTAAAAACAGAAGAATGATTAAATTCTGTAATTATAGTATCTCTCAATTTATCATAAGTATTAGATATTATTGGCATCTCCTCCTTTGGTGTTTCTTTCTTTAACATATGTATAACCTCTCTGTTTGTGTGTGTTTACTAATCCTTTTTCATAATAATTTTTCCAAAGACTAATATCTACCTTGGATAAATGCACTAACTGTCCCTTAAGGTAACTTCTTACCTCTTTCTTAATAATTTTACTGACAATTTTAAAATCTTCAAGACTCATATTTCTAGGTCTGTATCCTTTAAAAATGTTCTCAATATCTACTGCATCCAACTCGACTCTTCTATCATTAGGCAGAAGAAAGACATGGGTCTTCTCTCCCGAATCTGTAAATTTTTCCAATACTCCCATTAGTTTACAAGTTTTAAAGGTTGTTTATTAGCATCAAAGTCTATCTGATCTTCGGGTACTGCAACTTTTATATTCATCCTTGGAATAATAGCATACTTATCTCTACGCCATTCAAAAGCATCAGTAGCCCTAAAATCCAAAACTATATCTCCTATTTCAAGATCCTTAACATCAGGAGCTTTTGCAATTATAACACCATGATCAGTAACATTACTCACAGAATTTCCATCTGGAGCAATTATCTTTTGATTCTTCAGGATTACTTTCATAAGAACAGATCCCTGATACAACCTGATCTTGGTAACATCTTTAATTCTTTCCATCTTTTAATAATTCAAAATATAATAAAAAAATTGCATTACAAGCTACATGACTAAGGTGTAATAATCCAGATTCAGGATCAACAACTTCACCTTTTCTATGAGCCACTATATGTCTTAATAATGCCGCATAATATCTATCTTCTGCATTCTCCACTTTCTGCCAGTTATTGGCTTCATATTTCTTAGCTCCAAAAGTTAATACCTTTACTACTTCCTCTACACAATCTATTGGAATTAAATCCCAACGCAACTTATCATTATCAAATTTCAGTCCTTCCATACATACATGACATTAAGTTCTTTTCTTATCACATTAAACACCATCTCTTCTGTCAAATCGACAGTATTCCAAGAAGAAGGTACTAAAATTGCCTTACCACCAAAAGATCGAAAACTTTCTGTATTATGATAATAATCATCTATAAGTATATTACCGGGAGCAGTTAAAAGATATTTTTTGTTTGCAAAAATAACATCTTTTACATTAAGATTAAGGTATCTACTAAGCCAGGCTAGTTTTTCTTCTATACAAGCTATGCTTAATGAAGGAGCTGTTACAATAGTTACATCTCCCATAGAAGAAAGATATCCATATAGCTCTTTATACCAGGGCATAGGCTTAAGATTATACCAAAACCAACGAGTGTCATCTATGGTTTTCCAGAAGTCTTTCTCTGTAATACCATAATAATCATAAGTAGGCCAGGCTCCAAATTCACTGGCATACTGCCTTAAAGTAATATTCTTCTGATACCTCTTATTAAGAGCATCTAAAGCTCCGGAAATAAAGTCTACTAAGACTCCATCCATGTCTAATAAAAACTGTAATCTTTTTTTCTCCATCATTTAATGTTAATAATTCTTTGACAAAGATACTACCTAAATATAGAATAACCAAACAATTATTCATTTATTTTAAAAAATAATAATAAAAAACCCCCAATATTTCTATTGAGGGTAAAACCAAAACTATGAACACATGAAACAATGAAAAAAGCAATACTTACTCTTCTATATCAAATAAAAATTTTAAACCTCTAATCATTAATAAAACCACTATCAACACTATTGCAAATCCCCAATACCATAAGGTAAAAAATAGTCCTAATATCGACCCTATTATTATACCTTCAAAAAATCTAAACTTCTTATATATATTAAATCTTTTCATAAAAAATCCCCTACAACTCATTAAAAGTTGTTGATTGACCCCAGACAGCTTACTTTCACATGCCGTACGATTTACACCTACACTCCGAGTTTTACCTACTCAACTAAGGGAGTCCATGTTATCCTAGCTTCGGCTAATTATTTTCGATGCAAATATAATAACTAATTTTGAAACTTCCAAAAAAATCTTTTCCTGGTATAGCTTAAACTATGAAATTGCTATATTATATATATGGTCTGTTGTGGTTGGAGACACTATTGGCTCATACCACTTATAATAATACCAGGGATAATATCCAACATAATTATAAGTCTCCGAATAAATCTTATACTCCTTGTACTCTTCTCCAAAAGCTTTCTCAAGCCAAGTAACTAATTCAATTATGTTACAAGGCTCTAACAATGTAACTAGTTTTTCTGTTGTGTTAATCTGAAATCTCATACCAAATTATTTATTCCAAATAAGAATTTTACCTTCATCCCACCAAACTTTACTAGCCTCTATATTCCAAATCTCCTTATCTTCATCCTTCAAACAATCATTTAAAGCCTTAACTAAATTATCTAAATCAGGCTTTTGTTTATGAGGCAATCCATGAGAACTATTCTTCTTTTCTTTAGTCCAACTCTTAGGCATAGCTATTAAAAACTCCACTTTATAACTATTACCTAACTTAAATTTCTTCTTCTTACAGATAAGGTTTATAGCATCTTTAAAGGCAAAATACCTATTTACTACTGGTCTTTTTTTCCACTTATCTGCTATTGTCATCCTAGGCTTAGGAACAGGATCTAAATTAATTTCTATTATCATCCCACCTTAAATAAATTATTAGTCCTACTACTACAACTAATGCTATAATAACTATTACTAAACTTTCTGTTGTCATATTATCTTAGTTTTAAAAGCCAAATAAAAATTATCAGCTTTTGGTTTATCCTTATTCAATACTACAATAACCTTGTAATCCTGAAACTTAATCACAAGACTTTTTCCAAAGTCTACAAATCTATCTTCAGCTAAAGTTATACCTCCGTCTACCTTAATAATATTATTAACCTCTTCCTGAACTAAGGCATAACTCTCCTTGTCTACTTCAGCATACAGAATATTATTTTCAACAAGTTCTTTAGGAATCATGTTTATACAACGATCAATAGTGCCTAATATACTCATATTATTATTTTTTTGCAAAGTTATATACTAATATCGACAAATGCAAATTTTTAACTACTTATTTTTAACCCCGGGTACATTTTCTTAAAATTGTTGTATCCCCTATCGAGTGAGTATTTATTATGAATTATAAGATGATTATCGAGTGAGTAAGTCATATCCACAAACACCCCGCCCACTTTCGTGTGTTGGGCATATGCCCCGGTTGTTTCACTAATGTTTTATTAAAAATTTTCATACTATGAAAACTTTGAGAAATCGCTATGCGATTGGTCGTGTCAGAATTGACGGCGTTAGGATGACTGGCACTAAAAGTGCAGTCGTCGATTATACTGAGCTCACACCTGACGGTGATGATCAGAACTCTGGCACTGCCATGTGTTTTGACGTCGACGCTGTTGAGCTTGACGACGATGATTGCCTGGCTGGTAACAGCAGACTCTCCGCAAGCGGTGAGTTTATTGTACAGTCGAGAGCAATCGACCGTACAGGATTAGGACGTAAATAACGTCCTTTTCCTTTTAACTGATGGAATGCTTTGATATTCATCAAATACCAAGTATCAATGATCAGTTATCGAGAGCCCTGATGGGGCTTTCTTGAAATTAATTTTTTTCTACATATGAAGAAGGATTTTGACTGGGCGGGGCTCGTTATTTATTGTAATTAATTGATTTAGTGTTCATTAAGTCGAGCTCCAACCTTTTAAACCTTTTTAATCATCATTGTTTTAGTTCCAGATTTAATAATATAGCTTAAATTAAGTCAAGGTTGTTAAGCCATATTTCACTAAATTAACCTGTCAAAA